CCGCCTAACTTCTCGCCGTCTTCTAACTTTTGAACATTGTTCAAACCACATGCGATGCCCTTAGAACCCTGAGCATTGTATGGGTAGAACGTGATTGATGCGCGACCATAGCACCCGCTGTAGAACTCACTTGTGTCAATGATCGGGTTTAAGTCGGCGTCAACAACGCCAGGCTTTTGTGCCGAGTTTGCATTGATAAAGTAGCTATTAGCGTACGCTGGGTCGTCCTTCTCCGCGTCGCCATCACGCAGGCCACCCTTTAAGTTCTTGGGTACCGCGCCACCAAAGTATGCCGCGGCTGCTGCCTTGGTCTCTTCAAATGCTTTTGTGAGACGTGCGATGGTGTCCTTGTCAGACTTGGGGATGATGATTGATACGGAGTACTTCGGTGTGCCACCCTCGATTGAGGAGGCGGGTTGGAATACGTTCGCATACGAGAAACGAACTTTACCTGTTACAACTTTTACTTTAGTAGTGGCTTGTGCCATGTTGATTCCTTTATAACTGTAGAACTGGACTTCAATAGGGGCCAGTTCGTCTACCCTTTGCTAAATATACTAATGCAAACTTATTCATTTATATTTTTCACAATACGATAATCCCAATATTCCAAGCGTCTTCTGTAGTAGTCCGCAAGGGTTTGTTCTTGGGACATTTGCATTTTTGACAGCTCTTCTTGTGATAACTTCTCTTCATGCGTCGTAGAATATTCCATGTCTCTCCATCGCTTTCTTCATTGCCATCGCCTGAATAAAGTCAGATAAATACTCTGGCTCGTGTAGTATCTCAGGATCTTCTGCCACCACGTCAAATATGTTGCCGATTGAGTCGCGGAGCATATTAACTTCTTGGCGAAAACCACGCCCGGGTAGTCCATCAAAATCTTTTATAAACTTGTCAATCATTAGGTCCGGGATATCAAACTCCGCACCGTAAAATTTTACCTTCATTTCATTTTGCAACGAGTATGAGCCCCACGTTTCCAATTGCGTAACCAATAAACATGATGCCAGTACCTACGCCGCCCTTCATAAATTGATCAATTGCCACGATAAAATACACGAGGCCCATCGCTGCTATTAGCCAGGTACTCATTTTTTAACACCAATTTTGTGTTTACTAAAATCACAGTCCTTGTGGTAACCCATTTTGTAGCAGGGGCAATTACGTGACAATATAAAACTAATCAGCTTCTTGATCATTTAAAGTCCTCCGACGCGGTCTCTTGGACGCGGACCAATTTGGGTGACCCCTCTGGTCGCTGGACTAGCTCACCTAACCACGCCACAACTTGGCCCTTTGGTCTTAACTTCTCTAGCGTCGCAATTGACTTGAGCTTTGGTGACTCCCAGAGCTGTTCTTCTGGCACGCCCTTTTCTTTTAGTACCTCAACCGCTAACATCTGATCGGTAATCTTACGGTGCGTTACCGTGGTTGATAACTTAAACCCAGTCGGCAGTTTGTTTTCGTTGACTGCCTTCTCGAGTGCATACTCTTCAACGTCAGCCACCCAGGTCCGTAGATCCTGTGCCTTGGCCAGCACGTTAGCTAGTTCCTCTTCGTCTAAAAGGGGCGGTTCTTTAAACTCCTGCTTAGCGAGCTCTGTATTGAAATCAGAACGCGCTCTGCATTGTGCCTTCGCACGGCAGAATTGACAATGATCGCCGGGAATAAATTCGCCGGATCCACTCCATGCTTTTTTTGCTTTAGGTTTAACAAAATAATTGGCCCAGTCTATGAGTTTATTAACGGTGGTGCCGTCAGTACTGATACTGTCCAGGCGAGGCTGGTGGATCGTGTAGGATACCTCTTTGATGTCCGGATACTCTTCTTTAAACTTGGAATAAGCACCCAGCGCATATAGTCGTAGCTGGGTGTTATCGATCGCTGAGACAGGCACACCTTTTCCAAACTTGAGGTCGATGACGCGAATGGTGTGCTTAGAAAGTATAACCACATCGGCCGTACCAAATCCGTCAGGAATCCAATCAGAGAAGTCCACACGTTGCTCAAAGAGCGGGGTATCACCCTCACCGATCTGGCTACGCACATATAGAACGTAATTATCGACGTTAGCCTCGAAATCGTCGTTGTAGTAGGGTGTGCTTTTAACTGCGTTGTATTCTGTTTCATATTCCTCGGTTCCAATTTGTTGAAAATGTTGGCGGAGCTTTATCTCAGCTAGTGTGTGGGCAGTGGTGCCCTCCTGGCTAAAATCAAACGCATCTGAATTTTTCTTTGGTTCGGGGAGTGTTGCCTCTAGTCTTGCGCTTGGTGTACATGTTAGCCATCGCTTAGATCCCGAGGCGCTTAAAAGAGCGTGTGCGGTCATCTTATTCTTTCAATTCTGTTTTGGGTATATATACTAATGCAAAAATAAAGGCCCCGTAGGGCCTTTTTTGGTCAAAACTGGAACTTTATTTTTCTTAGGACTTTAGGGCGGAAATCAAATCTGCTATCTCTTTATTAAAGTCTACCACAACCTCTTGTTTGATATTTGCCTTGATTTCGCGATTGTCTTTATAATCATCAGGATACTGGCCGCGTAGTGCAATCTCGGCTACTCTGGAGTTAAAATTTTTGTTATCAATATTAGCCAACAGCATCATTTCCCAAAAGCTCTGCCCGTAGGTCGTGGCTAGGTCCATGGTCTCAGCAAAATGCGGGTCTTCCTGTTTCCATTTAGCCGCGGTGGCCTTGCTAATACCAATCGCTGCATACATGGATTTTTGAGACGCGCCTTGCTTACCAAGATCTAATAGCGTGTCTGCCATCTCCTTGGTAAATAATTTTTTAGCTGTTGATTTCTTTGTGGTCATTTTGGTTTTTTAGCGGTCTTTGCAGACTGAATAAATGCGTCCTTAGTTGGGGCGCCGGGGTCGCCGGGTTTGCGCATCTTCTCGCCGGATCCCTGCTTGATACGTTCACGCTTTTTTTGAATGTTGGCGTAGAGGCCAGGTTTAGCTGCCATAGAATAACCCATAAGTTATGCACCACAGCTCCAAACATAACTTATAGGTTATGAATATCGCTACTGGCACGGTTGTGAAATAGAAAATGTCTTTTGTTGTCATGTGTTTGGTGGAGTAGCACGGTACTGCCCCGTGGTCCGCTGGGTTGCATATTAGCCTTGGCCCCTCGTCGAAACTATACCTACCCCATTGTAAAAAAGTCGCGACTTTTTTGTAAACTGGTTAAAAAAAGTCGCAACCGATACTAAAATACTGCAGTGATACGGTTAAAGCGCTTGACGCCGTCAACCAATTGCGACTCGATCGTGGTGCTGATGAACTTGTTCATCTCCACGGCGTTGTCAATGATCTCGTGCATCGTGGGGAACTTGGGAGCGTTTTCAAGCAGTTTTTTACCTGCCTCGTCTGCCACTTCCCACGCCTTTAACTGGGCGTTGTACTGCTCGGTTAAGAACTCCTTAGAGGTCTTGAGTAAATCATATCGTAATTCAAATGGGTTCATTGTAAATCTCCTGTGTTTGTGTATGTAAAATAGGACGTTCGGGTGTCTCCCGACAGCTTACTAGCCCTATATCTACTAATGCAAAATCTACTTCTTTTCCGCCCCATCCGGGTTAATTAATAGCCTGTCACGCTCTGCAGCGCGAGCCTTGGCCTCCTTAATTGACTCGTTGATGATTAGACGGGTCACTGCCCCGGCCATTTCCTGGATCTGCTTCTCCTTGGCCGCCTCTTTGTCCGCCAGTGCCTTGTCTATATCGTTACGGATACCGGCCCGGTCTAACAAATCTTTAAGTTTCATCTTTTTGCGCTTTCTCAACGGCCTCTAGGTTTCTTTTTGCCTGCTCAACCTGTGGACCTGCTTGGCTTTGAATGTTGTTTATAAAATAAATTGCGGTAGTGGCCGGGGTTTGCGCCGGTAAATTAAGCGCGTTTAATAATATATTAATATCTCGGACTGTCATTTCTAACGTAACACTAAAATCATCAAGTAATTCTTTGCTCATTTTTTGCCTTTCTTTATTTTAAGCTCTACATCCACATCCGGCATATATTTAGCTAACTGCACAAAGTGGCCGTTTCCCACCATTTGCTCAAATCCATCCCACAGCCGTTGATTCTGAAGTTTTGCGGCATACTTGATTCCACTGATGTAGTTATACACGTCGTCCTCTGACATATGCTCGGCCTTGTCTAAGTACTGCCGTAAGAACTCGTCTAGGTAATCTTCAACTTGAGCGCATTTCATAATGTCTTGCTCTAGGTCAAACCGATCGTACTCGCTCCATAGATTCATTTCTTTTTCTTCCGTTTCTTTTTATCAAAGTCAAACACGTACCACGAGCCAACAACTTCAATGCTTTCGAGCACACGCTCAAACTGCTCTAGGTCTTCCTGTTCAAAATCTTTTAGTTTTTTCTTAGACTTTAGAACTTTTATGTTGTCTTTCAGTGAATGATACGTATCTAGTAAGTGTGCCTCCATAATTGCATCGGCCGTATCCCAGTCTACCGTAATCGTTAATCCTTGGATCATATTAGGTACCCCGCGAGTGTTAATATGGCGCCAAATGCAATAATGTAATTGATAACTATTCGTTTCCAAGACGCGCATTCCGGTTTAAAATTATCTACCACGCTGTATGCCAGTATGCCCGTAATCATTAGTGCCACTCCAATACCTGTAATCATTTTAATCTCCGTTCAATTTCTCTGTCAATGTACCACCGTGCCTTACGTAGAT